ATTTGAGTTGATCACTTTGTCATTGCGTTGGTTACGACTGCACGGGCATACCGTTAAATGCTTCACCTTTGTAACTGGTAAGGTTGAATTACACGTTTTCACTAAACCGCGAACCGATAACCGCGGGCAGCACCCAGCTTGTTGGGTGAGATAAATATCAAGATTGGTTCTACTCCCAAGTCTGAGTATAGCAGAGATTGTTATAGATACCTTGCGAACACTAAAGTCTTAACACGCCTGGGCCCCCGTCGGGTCTACTTATCACAATACACTATGGTCACAACTATTCAAGGTTCACTTTTACTCTTCGCCACACACGTCACAGCACACGTAGCTTACAAAGCTTACAAACTCCAAACTGCTAGCTGGGACCCCAATGATGAGAGCTTTGAGAGGAGGGTCAGGTGGAATAAGATCAAGTCTTGGTTTAAAGGGACCAAGGCCTTGACCTTGGAGCAGGAGAAGCGCGGACACAAGTTGCTTGGTGAGTATAACTCCCAAGAGTCCGGCAGCACTGCCGAGGTTACTGATGATGATCTGTTTGATGTTGAGTTGGATGGAGGTGGAAAGGTGACTCGCAAGAGGATCAACCGTCGTATGCATAAGCCTTTTGTGCATCGTTTGGTCCGTCATTGCCGGGGAGAGCTTGGTCAGCGTGCATACATGCCTTCGAACGTGTTGATTGTCGAGCGGACTGCCAGGGCTTATTGCCACGAGCATTTCGTCAGATCGTCTGACATTTCATGTATCCTTCCCGTCGTGGTCGCCCTCTACTTCTATTCTCGATCTGAACTTCAGATCGAAGCGCATGCCATTGAGCAGTCAATGGCGTTCGTTAAATCCACTGAGCCCCGCCCTTTCGAGGGAGTCAGTGGTACCCAGCGGCCATCCGCAGGGTGTTAGCGGGGCCCAGTGCATATTCCTGGGTTTTCCAGCAGACCTTCACGCGCGCCTCAACCGGAGGACGTGAATGGAAAACCACTGACCAGGATAACGCATTGGGTCAACGTTATGGGTAAACGGAGGATGATATCCCAAATTGGTAGAGTAGCTCCGCCAAATCGTCTTGCCGTTCATGATAATTCTGTCGTAAACTGTGACAGAGCACTTAGGGAGAGGGTTTACTTTGTGAAGGATGGTGATAGCTTCACTAAACCCCCGATTCCGAACCTTGACAGCGTTAAGTCGTTGCAACAGTTTAGGAAGAAGTTGAGTAGATGTGTTCCGCGTATTCCGGCTTTATCCTGGGAGGTCTTTCCCAGTAGGTATAAAGATGCTAAGAAACGGAACATATACAAGAACGCTGATTCTTCGTTACACGAGAAAGCGTTGTCTATTCATGACTCCTATGTCAAGGGCTTCATTAAAGATGAGAAATGTAATCTTGAAGTTAAATTGGACCCGGTGCCACGCGCGATCTTGCCTCTAAGTCCGCGGTTGAATATCGTAGAGGGCAGCATAATTTCTCATAGGGAGCACGCTGT